GATCCGTTTCGGCGTTTAGGCGGCGCAATTGTAGAGAGGACGATACGGCCTTTTCGATTCCGCCGGCCACGTTCGCCATTGGTAGCCCGGCGCCGCCGGGCGTTGTAGCGCCACCTTTTGAGTATGCGAGCATCGGATTGATGCCCGCCAGGCGCATGTCCTTCACGGCCCGCTGGTACGCGGACCCGGACATTCGCTCCTGGAACGCCATTTGAGAGGCCGCAACGGCCTGATTGGCTTTGTTTTGTTCCTTTGCGCCGAAGAACGACGCGCCCGCAGAGAGAGCCGGTCCGATGATCGGAGCAGCTGACAGGATTGATGAGAACAGGCCCATGGCCTTACCTCCTGGGAGATGCTTGGGGCGCTTAGAAGTGGTCGATAAGACCAGGTACGCCGTAAATCGGCATAGGTCTGGCGCATTTGAGTTGGAAGTAGCTGTCGAATAGGAATTCGGGTTCGGCCGTCACGGCCACGACCCGATCGACAGGTGGATTTTCGACGATGAACGTATCGTCGAGTACGGGGAGCGTTGCGAAATCTTGGGCCAGATGCCAGGAGTCCAGTGTTTGAGCAAAGTTAGAACGGAACTGCCCAGTAATTTGAGAGGGCTTATAGCGGTATTCCGCGAACCGTTCTTGATACCCGAAGACTAAATCGTCGGGTGCTGTCCCTTGTGCGAAGATTTCTTTGTTTAACACGGCTTGTTCTCCGATATGGGAGAGAGCGGGCCAATAGAAGTCCCACCTGGTGGACCGGGAGAACATTCGATTGAGGCCCTGTTGATAGGTCAGGTCTGCGCGGACTGAGATCATTCCGATTATTACGCAGTGTTCCGTGAAGGATTTGTTAAAGCCGTGATTGTTGATGCTGACGGTGCCGAAGCCCGTCAGGTTTCCCTGTGGCGTGTTGGTGTCCGTTTCAGAGGTCTGGGCCACAGGGTTGACGTTTACCGGGGCTGAGCCACCCCCCAGGTACTCCGGCCTCTGTAGCCGGCTGTCTGGGCTGGTGACGCCGAAGTGAGATCGAATGATCTCTGTGTAGCGGGTGCCCCCGCGGGCGTCCCTTTCGTAGAGTTTTTGAATTTGGAAGGCCTCACGGAGCGCGTTAATGGTGACGGCGGTTGATTTTGACATGTCAGCGTAGATACCGGGGAACCCGGCGCTGCTCTGGTCTTCCTCGCCCCACCATGAGGTATCGAACGGCGCCGCCGTATCGAATTGTCGCGTCCCGGAGGCGTCAGTTTCGTAGATTTGCCGGGGCCCGGAATATCCGGTCTGAATGTCGCGCCCGAGCCCTTTGATCGGAGCGTCTCCTTGTGCCGGCAGAGTTACCGCGTCTCCCTTTTGAGGCCAGGGGAGACTTGAGGTAAAGTAGTCGTGGCGCTTGCCACGCCTTAGCAGTTTGTAGTCAGCCACCGCGTCCGGTCCGTCGTCGGTGTTTACAGGCTGAGAATTTTGAAGATTTTGGTCCCTGAACCACTCGTTGTAGATCAGATTATAGGCCCTGTGCCACAGGACCGATGTTTCGAGGTCAGGGATTTCGGTTGGGATCCCGAAGTAGTCTTCGAGCGTGCCATTCGCGTAGCCGACCGATGCGGGCGAAGTGATTGTGGGGATTAAGAAGTCCACGCTGTCCGCAGGATTGGCCTGTTGGCCGTTGAACTTCTCCCAGTTGTCCCACAGGAGCCGTAGAGGCACCGCGAAGAAGAAGCTGTCCATGAACAGGTTGTCCATGAACGGATGGAGAGGGGTTGCTAACCGCGCGAACGCGGTCATCTTGAGATTGAAGGTATCCCCAGGTAGCACCTCGTCTATGAATACAGGGACGAGGAAGCCGCTGTCGAATGTCGTTTTCAAGCCGCAAGAGCGGTTGAATGAAGCGCGGGGGATTTTTGCCTGCGGCGCTTGAGAAAAGTCGTGTTGTTCTGTGGATCGCATGGCGCGTTATCCTTCTGTTGATGGTGTAGGGTTTATGAATTCGACCAGGACCCCCATAGATTGAGGTGCCCCATGGAGATCGAAATTGCAGTTCCCATCATCGAATGTACCCAATTCGAACAGAGTGTAGTCCTCCGCATGTCGGTTGAATTGATGGGCTGGGTCATTTACCGCGTCGGAGATATCCCGAATCGCAGCGCCCTTTGTTTGAGCGAAGAACGGGCGCAAGTACCCAGCTACCTTACTGTCGAAGACAGTGTAAATATGGTGGATCATCTAGTTAGTATCCTTATCCAAGTTACGTTTTAGTAGTTCCACACGCCTTATTTGTATTTCCTCACGGACTTCTAGCCGTTCGGGTGTGTTGTCCTCTTGGAACGCTACCGCGTCCTTTGTGCGTTTTTTCTGTATCCTTTGGTAGTCTTCCGGATTGCTCTCTTTGTAGAGCTTGTCATAGTATTTTGGTGGAGGTGATTTTTTGCCGTCTAATACCACCAGGTCGTGGGGATAGACGTCCGATTTGAATTTTTTAAACCAGTCGTGCCCGATTCCGGGCCTTAGCGACATGGTGATGTATTCGGGTGTAATTTTATAGATTTCGCCTGTTTTCGGGTCTGTTTTTAAGTAATGTGCTTCCGCTAGATTGCCGCTTACTTTCTTGATTATATAACGGGATACGTATGCGGCTGATTTGTAAGTGACTGTTCCTATGGAAGAGTATCCGAAGGGCCAGAGCGTTTGTAGTTCCTTTGAGATATAGAGTTTATTACCCCTGATTGTTGTGTGATGTTTTTTATCCGAGAAGTCGTGACCGAACAGTATCGCATGATAGTGAGGACGTTGATTTTTTGAGCCATATTCGCCTACATGAAAGAAGCGGATTTTGTGTTTATATTTCTTCCTCAGTCGTTTCATAAACAACTGGAAGTGACGAAGATTCACCTCACTTTTTGGTGGGAGGTGAATATTGTCATAGGTAAGAGTAATGAAGCAGTTTTCTTCATGTGATTGAGTTTCGTGCATTATTCGGGTTGCCCATTGTTGGCTTTTGCTTATGCGGCACCCGATGCAGTATCCGCATGGTACTTCGATTGGTAGGTCTACATAGGCCTCAGAGAGAGAGAAGACTATCGCCCTGCCCCCATTAGGGGAGCGAGTTTTTGAGCGATAGCCTTTTAAAGGTGAGTAGCAGGACATGTATTTGTTTTAGAACCGTACGCCACCCCGCCTTACGCGGGTGCTGTTGCGACGATTCGTTTTTCGGGCTGTTCGGCTGAACAACCGTTTTGATTTTTTCCTGCTGATTTTTCTGCGTCGGTACATTTCGTGCCTCCTTAGGTTTGGGTTTTGACACCAGATGGTGTCAGTGGGGATATAGACATCTAGTGGAGACTATATCCCAGCGCGAACCAGATGGCCATTCCGATTAGGAAAAGCCAGGTGAGCACCCCCAAGGTCAGGCCTGTGTTACTCAGCATCCGTAGATACGTCAGGGGCCTTTTCGGGTAGTGGCTCACCAGGTGCGGACGCGTCCGGTAGTCTGGATGCGGCATCGTCGGTTTCCTCCTCCTTGTCGGGTTTCTTGAACCCGAGTTTTTGTAGGATTTCTTTGTGTTCGGGCAGATCGACGCCCTCCACGAATTTCGCGGGGTCGTTATCGAATATTTTTCGGACCTCCGCGGGTAGAGCCTCGAACGCGCTTTGCGCGGCGAGGATTTGGTTCAGGTGTTCCTGATAATTCGGGACGTCAAAGACGTCGCCGTAGACGGGCGCCCGGGCTGTCCCGTGTGTGATGACGCCCGTTTTGGTGAAGGTTTTGATGATGCGGTTTATGTCGCATTCATCCTTGTGCGCTTGCAGGGTTCGACCCTGCTCCGGGAAAGTGATTCGTGAGCGCACCGGGGCATCGTAGCCCCGTTTCACTTGGTGTACGTGTTTCATGATTTCCTCTTATCTAGAGAGGCCGCGAAGATCGCGGGCCGTTGATGTGAACGGAGACAGACTTTTAATAATAAGTCCGATTTTTCCGAGCCACGATTTATTTATTTCCTCTTGCGTTTTTCCAGCAGCTGCGGCGGCGTATGCCGACGAGAGGTTTTGATGTGTGATTTGCCTTTGGGCATATTTACCGTACGTGTCTTCGGTGATGTTTTCTTGCGTACGCCGTTCGGTATTGAATTTTTCCCTCGAGAGCGCGCTGTCTGCCTCGAGGTGATCCGTTTCGGCGTTTAGGCGGCGCAATTGTAGAGAGGACGATACGGCCTTTTCGATTCCGCCGGCCACGTTCGCCATTGGTAGCCCGGCGCCGCCGGGCGTTGTAGCGCCACCTTTTGAGTATGCGAGCATCGGATTGATGC